TGTCACCAATCAGGACTATGAGGGTGAAATCAAAGATAAACTTTCCAAACTCAATATCCTTACTTTCGGAGCAATTGCCACTAAGACTTATACCGGCGTTGCTATGTCCGCTGATGATGCGACTGAAAGTGTTGGTGTTTTGGAAACGAATACTCAAAGGGCTTACTACTTTAAGATTCAATCACTGCAAAGATTTCATTCTTGGATTAAGAACCCCGAAAATTCTCTTTTAGAAACGGTAGCAAAAACATTGGCTCAAGAAGTTGATGCTTTTGTTTTGGCTTTTGGAGCTGATGTAGGAGCAGGAAATAGGGTAGGAACTGATGCTGATGATGCTACGACTATTACCATTACAGTTACGACTGGAGCATTTGTGGTTGCTGGTGGAACGCCGGTAACTTCTGCTTGGGTAGGAAAAGGTATCAAGGCGGTTGGTATGACCAAATGGTTTAGGGTTTTATCCCAATCCAGCACAACTGAAGGTTTCGTTCAGGATGATGAGGATGATATTGCATCTCATTATTCAGGTGGAGCGATTGGTGGTGCTTCCTATGTAGTAGAATCGGTTTCCAAAGTAACAGTTGCTTACAACACTCTTTATGGGTATCTTGCCAAACTACAAGAGAAACTCAATAAAGCTCAAGCCCCACAAGAGGATAGATGGTTGATTGTTCCGCCAGAGATTTATACAATTTTGGTGCAAACAACCCAACTTCTTCCTTCCGTTGATGCTTCCTTTCAAGATATAGTCAAGAGAGGTTATGTCGGTAATGTTTGTGGATTTAAGGTGCTTATGAATACTCAGGTGGCTGGAAACAACACTGATGGTTTTCAGGTATTGGCGGTTCACAAATCTTGGCTGACATTTGCAATGGGATGGGTAGAGTCAGGAATTGAGGATTTAATCGGTGACTTCGGTAAAGCATACAAAGGACTTAACATCTATGGTGCTAAGGTCGTTGATGAAAGACGCAAAATGGGTGCAATGCTACTTTGTGGTGTCTAACTTAGTTAGCTGACTGGAGGGAAAAGCAATTTTCCCTCTTGATGAACTAATTAAGAAATGTGTTATATTAGAATTAGTTAGGAGAAATTATGGCAGTATTTGAAATTAAATCAGACCTACCGATAGAAACACAAAAGAAAATTGATGCAATTGAGGCGATTCCAGTTGCCGTAAGAACGGCCAACCAAACTGCTTTTTTAACCGCTTTAGCTCCTTATCTTACCAACTTGATTATTAGTGTCGGTGCAGATAGTTTAATTACTTCCGCTTCGGGTTTAACAGTTCCCACCGGTTATCCGGGATTCAGGAAAGGTGCTTTCTTTACTAAGACAGATGCTTCCACTAATGGACAATATATGAATGTCGGTTCAACCACAGTTTCTTCTTGGGATTTGGTTGACCAAGCCAGCACTACAAACATAGATGACAAAGCGGTTACTTTACCGAAGATGGCGGATATGGCAACTTCTTCACTTATCTATCGCAAGACAGCCGCCGCAGGAGTTCCAGAAGTAAATACCTTAGCTACTTTAAAAACAGATTTGGGATTAACTAACACAAACTCTGGCGACCAGACAATTACTTTGACCGGTAATGTTACTGGAACAGGGACTTCTTCATTTGCCGCTACTTTAGCAACTTTACCAACCGGAACTCCGGTTAATGCGGTTGCCTCAGTTGGAACTTTAACTTTAACAGGAGTAGTTACTGAAGGAGAAACAGTTACTGTTGGAACTGATGTTGGTGAGATTGACTCTGATGGTTCAGTAACTGGAGGGAACTTTGCAATTGATGTATCAGCAGTTTCTACTGCTTCGGTTGGAACTTTGACAGCAACAGCAGGAGGGAATCAGATTGCCGCAGGTTATACCGTTACTCTTGGGGTTGGTGCTGGATTAAAAACATATACTTTTGCCAGTCCTTTGACTCCAACAGAGGGTGAAGTTTTGGTTGGAGCAACTGATACTGCTTCATTACTTAATTTGTTAAATGCGATTAACTACACAGGAACTCCCGGAACTGATTATTCCTGTGCCGCCAAACATACTCAGGTTGAGGCAACTTCAAGCACTGCCTTGACATTGGTTGTTGCCGCTAAAATTCACGGGGTGGTTGGAGATACTTACACTTCAACTTCTACTGGTGCAGAAATATCGTGGGGAGCGGTAGTTTTGGCATCAGGAGTAGATTGCACTGCCGCAGGTGCGGATGGGTTGATAGTATCTGAATATAATGCACATAAAACATTGGCTATCACAGCCGCTCAAGGAGCAGGGACAACGGTAACCTTTACCTCTAATGTTAAAGGGTCAACTGGAAATACCTTTGCTTTCAGTAAGGTTATAACTAATGGGTCAGTTGATGGTGGCGGATTTTTAGGAGGAACGATATTAGGAGTTAGTGGAACAACCGGTGTTCAATGGCAACCAATGGTTGATGCCACAAATCTTTATGTCTGTATCGCAACCAATACAAGTGTGGATACAAACTGGAGGAAGTTAGTATTACAGTCAATGTAAATATCTGTTATATTATTATCAATTAGTTAAAAGAAGGAAGGTGGTGAAAATATGGCCGCAACAATAGAAATATGCGAAAGCAATGGTGGAGCTGAAACAGTTACCCATAGTATTACTAATACCAATATGGGTAATACCGAGGCCGCCAATTTAGACCCAGTGGCGTTTCCTGTAACTCCGGGAGCAAAAACCTATGCTAAGTATCAAAGGATTCATTGCACGGCAATGGGCGGAAGTTCTAAAATAGAGAACTTGAAGGTCTGGAGGACTGGTGCTTTAGGCGGAGCGGCGACCCACGAAACAAACGCAAGGATAGCGGCCTATGCTGGAGCAATCGCTTATGTTACTCCGGTTAAAATCGCCATTGCTACTGTTGACCAAACTATGCCAGTTGCTGTTCCTGCCAGTGCCAATTTGGGAATCGCAGGTTCACTTGCTGGTTCATTGTTAGCAACCGGGTATTCGGATTATTTGGTTCACCAAATATCAACTAATGCCGCAGATATTGCAGGTTCAACAAGCACAATGTCCTATCAGTATGATGAGGTAGCTTAATATGGATATTTGTTCAATTTGCAAAGAAGAATTTGCTACTACTGAGGAATACTTGAACCATACTTGCTCAACCGGTTTTAAGCCGAGTGAGTTTGCACATCAAGTGGCTTTAGACCCGAACTATGAGGCAGTATCAGCAAGTGCCTTAGAGAGAGGCAAACAAAGTTAATTAAAACCAAAATGTTTACAATACAATGGAATATAAATTTTTCAGGGATGGGGTTTGGGAAGAAGTCATAAAGGAAAAATGGTGGTGGGAAGCACACTATGCTGACAGCACTGCCTTGAAACAGTTTGATGATAAAACAGGTCTGTTTCACCAATTTAAGGAAATAGACCAAAACAAACTGATAAACTTCAAGATGATGTCGGAGGATAAAACTTGCTTCACACTTCTGTTTGAACCTGAAAAGATGAGTTTAATCCATTACTATAAGAATGTTCGGTTAAATCTTGGCGGTAGTAATGAAACTTTCATCAAAGTTTATTGTTTTGGTTATGGGATTAAAAATAAAGCGGATAAAACAATAATAATGTTAATGCCTTCAGGAGAGGCAATAGTAACTAAAAATCCTGACTTAATAGATTTTAAATAAAATGGCAGACTTAAAAATAACAGAATTAACAGCTTGGACAACTCCAATCGCTACTGATGTTCTTCCGATTGTGGATATTACTGCTGGTGCAACTAAGAAAATTGCTTATTCTGACCTTACTAAAGGTCAAGTAGCGGCCAATGGAGCAATTGTAGCGGCAACTAAGACTAAAATTACTTATGATACTAAGGGATTGGTGACTGTTGGTGCGGATGCTACTACCGCCGATATTGCTGATTCTTCTAATGCCAGATATTGCACTGATGCTCAAAAGACAGTCATTGGTAATACTTCAAATACAAATACCGGTGATAATGTTGAGGTAACAGGTCAAACAGTTGGATTTACTATCACCAAAGGCACAACTCCTAAAACATTGACTGTTCCTTTAGATGCTTCGGTTGCAGGAACTAATACTGGCGACCAATCACTTCCAACTAAAGCAAGCGGAGCAGAACTTGATACCGGAACTGATGATGCTAAATTTGCTACCGCCGCCGCTTTATTGGCTTCTCATAATGTGCCAAGTGTCGTTCCTTCAACCGCAGGTAAGGTTATGACTTCGGATGGGACTGATTGGATTAGTTCTACCCCTGCGGCGGCAGGTGTTAATGTGTTACAAGTTCAAGTATTTACATAGAAAGGTGGTGAAATATGGCGGTTCTTAAAAGAAAATTAAGTGGAAGCACAGACGGAAAACCAATTAAGGTTGTGGAAACTGCAACAGCAGGAACTACGATTCATACTGCAGTAGCCGGAACTACGGCTGGAACTTTTGATGAGATTTGGCTTTGGACTTATAACGGACATTCGGCGGCAGTAACTTTGACTATTGAGTTTGGAGGAGCAACTGTTCCTGACCAGAATATCGTTATGACTTTAGCCAGTAAATCGGGATTACAGTTGGTAGTTCCCGGACTTATTTTGCAAAACGCAATGGTAGTCAAGGCTTTTGCTTCAGTAGCGAATGTAGTTACTCTGTCAGGGTTTGTTAATACAATGACAGACTAAAAAAGATGGCAAATGTAATAGCGTTAATTGTTGCTGGAGGTGGTGGCGGTGGGTCAAGAGGAGGTGGAGGTGGTGCTGGAGGTTTGATTTATGATGCCACTCACGCCGTAACTCCCCAACCCTATACTATCACTGTTGGTGATGGTGGTGATGGTGGTGCTTCTGATGCCGTAGGAACTAATGGTGAGGATTCAGTTTTTGATACTCATACTGCGGTAGGTGGTGGAGGTGGAGGTTCAGGTGAAGGAACACCAGCTCCAAGTGGAGGTTCTGGTGGTGGAGCAACTCATTCAGGTTCTCAAAAGGTTGGTGGGAGTGGAACTGCCTTACAAGGAAATGCTGGAGGTAATAATCAACCTTCTGACCCTTATCCCACAGGTGGAGGCGGTGGAGCAGGTGCGGTTGGTGCTAATGGTAGTGGTTCAAACTGTGGTGCTGGTGGAGTAGGACTTGCTTATGACACAGTTTTAGAAGGAAGTGATGTTTATTATGCTGGCGGTGGTGGTGCTGGTGCTGGAACAGGTCTTTATCCATCAACTCACGGACACGGAGGTGGTGGAGGTGGTGGTTCAGGGGCAGAAAGTCTTGGTTCTCCGGTTGGTGGAGTAGGAACAACTAATACTGGTGGAGGAGGCGGTGGTGGTGTTTATCCGAATGGGGCAGGTGGTGTTGGTGGACACGGTGGTTCGGGAATAGTAGTTATTAGATACTTAACGGCAGATTTTCCTTCAGGTTGGACAGGAGGAACAATAACAACAGACGGAAGTTATACAGTTCATAAATTTACGACAAGTGGAACTTTTGATGTTCTGGTAACTCCAACTACTAATTATTTGAAAAAATATAGGAGAAGCCGTGTTTGCGGCTCTATAACAGGGATTTAATATGGCGGCAATACCTTTATACGATACACCATTATTTTTTGACTCAGGACTTCAAGCATACTGGAGATTTGAAGGTAATTCTAATGACCAAAAAGGTTCAATAAATGGAACGGATACTGGAATTGCTTATGGTGCAGGAACTGGTAAATTTCTTCAAGGGGCTAATTTTTCTGATGCCGGTGATTTTATTCATTTCGGGAATAATTTAAATCAGGAATATAATACCGCCTTTTCTTACAATATTTGGTATAAAGGAACTTTTGCTGGTGACGGTGCTTTGATGGGTAAGGCAAATAATTCTTCTCCTTATAATGGACACTTCATTGAATTAAATGGCGGAGTTCCTGCTATTTTCTTTTGTATTGCTAATTCTTTTGTTGCTACTACTCATAGAATACAAGTTTATAAAACAACTTCAACTCCTTTTGACGGCAACTGGCATATGATTACCTGCACTTATGACGGAAGCACAAATGCTTCTGGTGCTTTAATTTATCTTGACGGAACAGTGTTGACAGACCTTTCTATTATCGGAGATAATTTAGGCAATAATTCAATAGCAACTACCGCTAATTTTCAAGTTAATGGTAGAAATGGGGCAAACTATCTTTGCACGGGAATTGCTGATGACGCTTCTGTTTTTAGCAGGGTTTTAACTCCAACTGAAATTGCCAATCTTTATAGCGGTTACGATACTTTAAATTTAATAGACTCTTTTGCTGAAAGTAATTTTGATTCAACTCTTGATGCTGGAGATACAATAAATCACGCAGGCGGTCAATCAATAGTTCTTCCAGTAAACAGAACTTATACTTTAAATCAATTACAATTTATGTTAGCCAAAGTAGGTGCTTGCACCGGAAATGCTTATGCTAAAGTTTATGCTGCAACTGGAACACCGGGAACTGATGGAGCACCTACGGGTTCAGTTTTAGGAACTTCTGATGCGGTTGATACAAGTAAACTTTCTGCTGGTTGCAGAGTTCCTTTTAATTTTTCAACTCCAGTAGTTGTTTCTGGTGGAAATGTTTGTGTTGAAATGTATTTTTCTGGTGGAAATTACGGAGCAGGGGCATATGTTGGTCTGGGTGCTGACGGTTCTTCTCCTTCTCACGCTGGAAATTGGTATTACAGAAATTCCAGTGATGTGGTTACGGCTCAATCTGGAACTGATGCTGTTTTTTATCTTTATGGAACATCCGTGTTATCAGCAACGACAGATTATTTAGTTTTTCCCAGAGGGAGAACACGCTTTCCCGGTTCAATAACAGGAATTTAATATGTTAATGTCAATACAATGACAGAAATATCAATACAATGGCACAAGAATTTAACAATCTCAAAGGCAAATTTCCTCCGGCATCTTACTACCGCTTCACTTCCGGTGCTTTAACTACTGATACTTCAGAAGGTGTCCATACTTTATCCCCTATTGGCGTTCCTCTTGACGGAACACCTAAATTCGGCGGTTCAGTGGGATTAGGACTGGACAATACGTTTAGTGCCGTTGACCACGCAGATTTTCAGCCATCAGGAAACTTCAGCATCAGTGTTTGGATAAAGACAGCTTACACTGGGGCAAATCAATGGATTTTCCAGTCTTATTCCCAAAACACCAATATGGCTGGAATTTCTTTTTATGTTTCCACTTCCAATAAATTAACCTTAATAAGTGCCAAAAATACCGGAGTAACGGCGGATGTTGACTACAAGTTAATTACCAGCACCAACACTGTTACTAATGGTGAATGGCGTTTTGTGGTTGGAACTTATGATGGGGCAAAACTCCATCTTTATATTGATGGGGTGGAAGAAGGAACTGGAGTTGCTTGGACTTATGCACCAGTCTTTGCGGCAACAAATTATGTAAGGGTTGGGTGCAGGAACACCACAGGAAGCAATGCCTATCATTTTTTGGGGATTTTAGATGATGTGGCTTTTTGGAATGGTAAAGTTTTATCCCCCGGAGAAATAACTACTCTTTATTCTGCCGAATTAAATACTGTTCCTGCTTTATTGGCTGATTCCTCACTTAAAGCCTACTACCGTTTTGAGAGTGGATTTTTAACAACCGATACAACCACCAATGCTCACACTTTGACTGCCATAAATTATCCAGTCGGACTAACGACTAAGTTTGCAGGATTGGTTTATTTAGCCAGTCAATCTGCTTATTCAGCCGTTGACCATACTGATTTTAAACCTACAGGTAACTTTACAATCGGTGGTTGGATAAAAACTACTCAAACAGGTTATGCTCGTTTTATTTTTCAGTCATATTCACAAAACACAAATTGGGCTGGTTTTTATTTTAGAATAAGTGCAGGGAATAAACTCTATTTTGTATCGGGTAAAAATACAGGAACAATCCTTAACACAGATTATAAAGCCGTAACCGGTTCAACTACTGTTACTGATGATGTTTGGCATTTTGTGGTTGCGACCTATGATGGAACTAATCTTAATTTATATGTTGACGGTAAAAGTGATGCCACGGCTGTTGCTTGGGCTTATCCACCTGCTTATGCGGCAAATAATTATGTAAGAGTTGGGGTTGGGAATCTTAATGGGAGTAACAGTTCTTATTCTTTGGGGGCATTTGATGACATCTTTCTTCTTAACGGCACAGCATTAACTTTGGCAGAGGTTCAGGAAATTTATTACACTTCATATTATCTCACACAGGAAACTGGTTACTACATTCTTCAGGAATCAGGGAGCAAACTTATCATTGACGGTAGAGAGTTCTTTGAACCAACCAAATCTTTAAGATATACAGTTACAGTTGCTCCAACTGCACCAACCAAGTCCTTAAAATATACAGTTATTACTACTCCGACAAAACAGGATAAAGCATTAACATATTCTATTTTAAGAACCATAACGGCGATAGAGAAATCTTTAGAATACACAGTAATTACTACTCCGGCGGCACTGGAAAAGTCACTTGAATATCAAATCACTGCCTCAAATCTAAAGGTCAAAGATTTAATTTATTCTGTTATTACTACCCCGACAGAAAAAACTAAGTCCCTTAAATATACAGTTGTTGCTCCAATTCCAACTGCACCAACCAAGAGTTTGAAATACACAGTTGAAATTACAAAGGCATCAGTTGATAAGAGTTTGAAATATACAGTGATAACTACTCCAACTGCACCAACTAAGAGTCTTGACTATGAAGTAAGTTCTCCGGTTGGAATAACCAAGTCCCTGAAATATACGATAATTACCACCAGACCATTGATTACGGACTATCTTTTACAGGAAAATGGTGACTTTTTGCTTCAGGAAACTGGTTACAGAATAGTCCTTGATAAAATACCCTCTGCCGATACTCCTCTTACCTACACTGTCACTACTGTTCCGGGGGCAATAACCAAATCATTGACTTATATGGTGGTTGCTCCGGTTTCAGTAACAAAGTCGCTTAAATACACTACAGTTATAGTTCCGGCAGGAATTACTAAGTCGTTAAAATACACGGTAATTATTACTCCGGTTTCAGTGGACAAAAGTTTTAAATATACAGTTTGGGCGACTCCAACCGCTAAGACTAAATCCCTGAAATATACTACGACAATTGTAATTCCGGCAATTACTAAGAGTTTGAAATATGCGGTTGTTTATGTTCCTACTGCTATTACTAAATCGTTAAAGTATTGTGTAATTACTACTCCGGCGGCAGTAACTAAGGCATTGACTTATGATGTCATTACTACTATTGCCATTACCAAATCTCTTAAATACACGGTTTGGGTAACTCCGGCGGCCAAGACCAAAAGACTTGACTACAGAATAATTTTAGATGCGGAGGAAACGGAACTTTATCACAGTATGAATACAACCTACACTTATCATTATCATACGGAGGAGCGTAAGATTGTTACCAAAGTCTTACAATATGTGATATGAGCAAGTTCCAAATAAAATCATTTCGTGGCGGCAAATCGGATTATGAGGACAGAGGAATCGCCGGAAGTTTTCTTAAAGGCAAGAATCTTAATATCCGGGGAGTTAATGATATTTTGGAATGTGGTCAAGCCTTAATTGCTGACGGCAATGCAGATGCCATTGTTACCGGACTGATTAACTTTTGGGTTAATGCCAATGACGGCAATACCTATGGGTTTGATGATACCGGCAAGATTTATAAAAGAACTTCTGGTGCAGTCTGGTCTTTGGTTTACACGGATGCGGATGGGGAAATTACCGGAGCAACCGAATGGTATATTGACAACGGAAAAACTTACTTATTTTGGGCGACTGCCACTAAACTTCATTGTAAGGAAATTCCCGGTGCAACTAACTGGTCTGATGTGGATGCTAACATTGTTCCTCTTTCAACTGTTCCACAGACTTTTCCTAAAACTAATTTAACTTCGGCTACTTGGCACACAATGGGACAGGCCAATGGTGCTTTAATGATTTGTAATTCAAAACAATTAGCAATGGTTGGTTATGACGCTTCTTATACTAATAATGCTTTGGTATTAAGGCCGGGGATTACTACTCAAACCCTAATTGAAAAAGGCAATCAGGTTTTAATTGGTGGTGGTGATGGAGTTAGGCAGTCTTGGCTTTCTACTTGGGAGCAAACTGCTATCTCTTGGATTGATAAGAATAGAGTTCCAACCAAAAGTATCAATGCCATAGTTGAGGCGGAACTGATGCTGATGTTCTGCGGCGATAATGAACTTTTCTTTTCCGATATGGTCAATAACCTGCCGGTCTGCACTTTAGACGGAAAATGCAATCCGGGAGGTGTGGTTGAGAAAGGTGGATTGGCATTATTCGGACTGTTTGGCGGTTCTTACTCCGGTATTTGGTCTTATGGCAGGGTAAGGAAGAATGAAAGCCATACTCTTAATTTGGAAAATTATATTGACGCTGACGAAATAGGGGCAATTTGTAAAATCAGTGAGCAGGTTTTTCTTTCTTACCAAAAAGGGACAACTCACGCCGTGAAAAAGGTTGATACTGCTACTAAAGCCAGTGCGGAATACTATTCTTTGGAATTGACCGCACCAAGAGAAACTGTCTGGACTTCGGTTGATATGATAACTGAAGTAATCCCGACTGGTTGTTCAATCACAGTCTATTATGACCTTGATGGCATTGGTTCTTGGACACAGGCAAAAATGGCTGGTGATGTATCTACTGCCACTGCCGGACAGCGTGACCCGGTATTCCTGATAGGAAGTTATGGGAGGATTTTTAACTTAAAAGTGGTGTTGACACCAAGTTCTAATTCTTCACCACAAATAAACGAAATAAATGTCAATTTTGAGTAAAATCAAGGAAGTCTTTTTTCCGACAACGATTAAGGAAGTGGCTTTTCCTTCCTCAACTCAGACTGCCGGAACTCCTACTGGTGGAGAAACAAAAGAAGTTTATACTCCGACTGAAGTTACTCCTATGTCTTTTCCAACCTTAAATATCGCCACAGGATTGAAGTCAACTACTTTTGATACTGAAACAAGGACAATCAATTCCAATTATACTTTCCAACCTTTAGGGGCAATCAGTATCGGTGATTATGCGACTGGTAATGGAATAAGGATTTCTCCTGCTGGAATAATAGGGATTCACGGTGGAGTTACCAAATTTACTCTTAGTTCCAATGGTGATTTTATTACTTCAGGGTTTATCCAAGTTGGCGGTGCGGCGGCGGATGTCAACGGAGCAGTCACTTTAATCTCACCGGGGAAGATTTTACTTTCAGGTTCTTCTGTTTTATCCAGTTGGTTAAGTGCAGATGCTACTCTTATTGATGGCGGTAAAATTTATGCCGGTTCGCAAATAACTGCCGGAACTGGTAATAATGTCGGGATTCTATCTGGTTCTGACGGAACTTATAGGATTTGGGCTGGAAATGCGACTGCCGGTTCTGCACCATTTAGGGTTACTCAAGCTGGTGCATTGACAGCTACTTCTGCTTACATATCGGGGGATATTGTTCTGGATAATAATGGTGATATGGGAACAGGAACTAAATTAAGATGGACTGGCGGAACGAGGATTTGGTCAGATAGTTCAAACAGGATGGGAATAAACTCTATTGGAACTCCAATGTCTATTTATGTAAATTCTTATGAAAAAATTGTAATTCCTTCAACCGGTGGTCATTTGGGATATGGAGAAGGACAAATTACTTTTAGGGGAGGTGGATATTTCGGTGATTCGGCAACAACTGATAGTGGGCATATTAACGCCAATGGAACGGTTCGGTGTAATAAATTACTTTTAAATCAGCAATATAATGAGGGAGATATTGATAAAGTTAATATAATTAAGGGATATAACGACATAAATTTCCAACTTGGGGATGATTCTTACTGGTTTTCTTGGTATGACACTGGTTGGAATGAGAAAATGTATCTTAAATCTAATGGGGATTGGCATTGCACCGGGGCAAAGAGTTCTGATGTGAAAACAAGTGACGGTAAGACTATTAGTTTATATGCCGTTGAAGCTCCCGAAATTTGGTTTATGGACTTCTGTGAAAATAAGAATGATGTTGACCCGGTATTTTTGGATGTAACGGAAGGGAATATGAAATTTATTAAGTGTGATGATAATACTTACCAAGTCTGGAGAAAGAGGAAAGATTATGCTGGGAAAAGACTTGAAGTGAGAAATGAAATAGAAATGTCCGAAAAATCCACCAGAATGAAAGAATCGTTTAAAGAAACTAAAATAAAACCCTAAAAAGTGTTATATTTAAGTAAGGAGGAACTATGAAAGAAGATTTACTTAAAAGACAAGAAGAATTGAAAAAAGAGTTTGACGATTTAGAAACTTCAAGACAGGGATTATTAAAAAATGTTAGGGAAATAGAAAACAGATTGATTGAATTAAGTGGGGCATACAAGGAAATAGGCAGACAATTAGAAGAATTAGAAAAACCAAAGGAGGAAAATGCGAAGCCGACTTGATATTAAAACCAAACTCCAACCAATGCTTCTGGCGGTAGGAACTGCCACTTATTTTACCCCGACCAGAATTGAGAGTGCTATAAATGATGCTTATTTATCAGTTTCCGCAATGAAACAATGGCCGGATATTAAAAAAGGTTTTGTTACCCACACAATTGCCGGTGAGAATTATGTTGACTATCCGGAAAACTGTCAAAGTGAATCAATCTTCAAAATTTCGGTGGATGGGATTTCTCTTTATGACAAATGGAATTTTGAGGACTTTTTAAGAGAGGCAGAAGTTACTCCTGATTCAACTGTTAAAAGATTTAGTGAGTATGGCAGACAGATATTCATTTATCCGACTCCAACCACTACCGGTGTTGCTAATTTAATTCTATGGGGAATTATTCAAGCTACTTCGTTGGCAAATGACGGTGATTTAACTATGTTTACTGATTGGGCGGATGTTATCAATGAAGCAATTATGCAGTATGCCTATGCCGATTTGGTTCAGAACATTGACCAAAATAAATCACTTGGGGCGATTGCTAAAGGTAAGGAAATTGTGGAAAGGGAATATAAAAAGATTGCTGACAGATTGCAAAGGAAACTTAAAGACAGAGTGCAATGGGATGTTCCTGATTTTTATAATTCTTCTATTTCTGTAACAGGAAAATTTAGGAGGGATGAGTAATGGCAAACACATATTCGCCGGAATCGTTAGGAATTAAACCACCGGCAACCGGTTTTCAGGAAGGTGGTTGGTATTCAGGTCGTCAATACATTGGTGGAACTTTGTCAGAACCCGGAGTTATCCACCCTTCTTCAACTCAAGTTGGTGCTGGTGCTTTAGTTTCCAAAGAAGTAAATGCCGCTTCTGCCGCCGCACAGGGAACAACGCCAGAGAAACTGGAAGCCTATCTTCAAACCCAAAGACAGATTACACCTACCACTGCCGTTCCTACTGCTGTTACTCCTGCCGGAGTTGCTACAACTGCCGGAGTAACCAGTGCCAGTTTGACTATGCCCGGTGCTAAAACTGCCCCGAATATATTAGAGGAACAAAAGAAACTCTATGCTTCTTCCGGAATTACTGACCTTGATACTAAAGTAACTGAACTTCAGGCTTCAATGGATGCTAAGAAAGCAGAAGCAGATAAAAGAAGGGCGGAGGTGAATGAAAATCCGTTTTTATCGGAGGCTTCAAGAGTAGGAAGGATTGCCAAGATAGATAGTTTGCTTAATGATTCATTGCAAACTGATAATACCAAACTTACTAATCTGCAAAACCAACTTATTGCTAAAAAAGCAGACATAAATACTCAACTTGGATTGGTAGTCCAGCAATTTAATCTTGATAAATCGGTTTTGGATACGAACTTCTCTATGTTTAACTCACTGCTTTCTTCCGGGGCTTTGGTTAATGCCAATGCCAACGATATTAACAGTATTGCCTCACAACTTGGACTTCCATTCAGTTTTATACAGTCGGCAATTACGATTTCGGCTAAGAAGAACACGGAACTTAAATACTATGAGGATTCTAATGGTAATGTAACGGCGGTTCTGATGGACAAAAATACCGGAGATGCACTTAATCAAACAAGTCTTGGAAAATTAGCGGCAGGAACTAAAATATCAGGTGCAGAAACTAAAGCAGAACAAACAGCAAAATTGACTCAAACTCTTGAATCCAACAAAAATTCCTATGGTCATATTCCTCCAAATGTTTTTATGGGAGGAATGGAGGCTTATGTTAATGCTGGACTTGGAACTTCAGACCAATACATCAGAGCTTATTGGAATTTAACTGACCCACAAAGAGCAGTCGGGACTGGAAAAACCCCCGGAACTTTTAATACAGACTATGGT